GGTGGTTTTGTACCGGTAGGAATTAAGGAAAAAGCAGACGATGTACCGGCTATGTTGTCTAAAAATGAGTTTGTTATGACTGCAGATGCTGTAAGAGGCATGGGAAATGGTAGTGTACAAGAGGGCGCACAAAGGTTATATAACATAATGAAACAAGCCGAAAAAATAGGGAGAGCATAATGGCTGAACAAACTACAATTTCAAGACAAGCACCATACATTGAAGCGGGTGCACAAGGCATTTTAGATGTCGTTCTAGGAACACCAGGACAAAAAGGTTTAATTGAAAAACCAGTTGACACTTCAGCATTTGCCCCAACGATAGCAGGTCAGTCAGCTTTAACACAACAGGCACAACAGTTAGCTGCAACGCAAGCAGGTTTAGGAACAATTGATTTTGATCCAACGACTGGAGCAGTAAGAGGAGTAGGTGCAGGAACAGGTGTTGCAGGTTATCAACCGTTCTTAGATCAAGCAGCAGCTTATTCAGGACCACAAGCTTACCAAGGTTTTATGTCTCCTTACCAACAAGAAGTTATTGATAGAACATTAGAAGAATTTGATATTCAAGCGGCCAAAGGAATTCCAGCGCTAAGAGCACAAGCTATTCAAGCAGGTGCTTTTGGTGGGGGAAGAGAAGGTATTGCACAAGCAGAGTATGCTGGAACCTCAGCTAGAAACAGAGCTGCATTACAAGCTCAGTTACTACAACAAGGTTTTGGTCAAGCTCAGGCTGCTGCACAGTCAGCGTTTGCTCAACAACAATCGCTAGCAGGTTTACAACCACAATTAGCTGGAGCTCAAATTCAGCAATTAGGTGCAGTAGGATCTGCCGACTTAGCTTACTCACAAGCAGTACAAGATGCAGCTGCTCAAACTGCAAGAATGGCAGCTTACGAGCCTTATGAAAGAGCAAGTTTTGGTATTCAAGCATTAAGTGGATTAACTCCAGGTACAGCTTACTTACAACAAAAATCAGTTTCTGAACCAGCTGCTGCAAGTCCACTGTCACAAGCATTATCAGGTGCTGCAACAATTTATGGTTTAGGGAGTTTATTTAAATAATGAAAACATTAAGACGTCCTATGTTTAGAAGAGGTGGTTCTGCAACAGGAACTGGTGTGATGTCTTATGTTGAATCTCCAAGGATAAAAGCAAAAGACGGTTTTGGGTTTTTAAATCCTGGCATAGGTCAAATTGATCAAGCAACAGCAGACGCTTTTAGACAAAGAGAACAAAATAGAATTAATCAAATAAGATCAGGAGTCAGATTTGCTGAACCAAGATCAGTAGATGTTTCTGGTATTAGAAACTTTGGATTTGGTTTTTTAAGTCCGCAAATACCAGCTGGGACTACAGTTACAAAACCCACAACAAGTGGATCAGGTATTTTAGATACTATTATAGGTCGAAAAGTAGATCAAGTAAGAGAACTTCCATATAGACCTGGGTTTAGTTTTTTAAAACCAAGCGTTCAACAACCTTTAACACCATCACAAAAAGATATTGTAGAAATTTCTGGAGATGGTTTACCTTTAGAGCTAGAACAGCTTGAGAGACAAACATCTTTACCTGAAGTTACAACTACTGAAGTTGTAGAAGATACAGAAGAAAAAGCTCCTGGTTTAAAAGACGAGCCAGCTTTTGATACAAGGACTGAAACAGAAAAAGAGCGAGACACTTTAAAAGCATTATTAAAAGATGAAAATTTAACAAAAGCAGAAGCTTCATTAGCTATAGCAGAAGCGTTAAGAACAAAAGGTGGCATTGGTAAAAAGATTGCAAAGCTAGGTGATTTATCAAAACCTATTATTGCTAAGAGAAGAAAAGAAGACAGAGAATTAACATTAGCTGCATACAAAATTGCTAAACAAAAAGAACTTGAACAAATTAAAGCTGGTGGAAAAGCACAAACTACTTATATGAAAAATATTAGAGATCAAGCAAGATCTTTTGTTGGCACACCAGGATATGAAGGTAAAACTGAAGAACAGATATACCAAGAATTGATGCGATCAACAGGTCCAGGTGCTCAAGAAAGACGTTCTATTTTATCAAAAGCAGCTCAAGAAATCACAGATAATAGGAATAAAATAATACAAAAAGAACTTGAGTTAGAACAAGCTATTGCAAAAAAAGATGAAAAAACAGCTGCTCAATTGAGACAAGAAATTGATAAGAAGAAAAGAGAAATAAGAGCCTTTAGTTCAATGCCTGAATTTGATTCACTGTTTCCTGGTTACAGATCCAGACTTGGTTTAGCACAAGGTGGAATGCCAGAAGAAGAGATTAAAGAAGAAGACAAAATGAACGAAGCAGAGGATATTGTAGACACAACTATTGGAGCAGGAACCGCGGATCAAACTCAAAGCGAGCCTGTGTTACAGTTATCTGCTAGAGAGTTAAGAGATAGATTACCACCAGAAATCACAGATGAAGTTGTAAGTTTACTAGCAAATAATAATGAAGCGTTGCAAGCATTTGCTTACATCAGAACTCAAGATGATGTAAATAGTTTTAATGCAAGATACGGAGTAAATTTAGTTATCCCTCCAGAACGCGGATAGGAGGACTATGGCAGAATTTGAAGGTTTTACTTCTTTTAGAGAATACCTAGAAAATGAAGGAGACGTTTCTCCAAGAGGAGGTGACGTAACCATTGGTGACTACGCACTAGATGTAGTTAAAGGAACAGGAAAAGGTTTAACTCAAGCAGTAGAAGGTTTATTACAATTAGGTGCAATACCTATTGACTTAGCATTAGACTCAAACGTATCTAAAACAATTCAACAGGTTTTTGATAAAATAACTCCAGAAACTGCAACATCAGTTGGAGACATCACATCTACGTTAGTTCAATTTGGTGTACCGGGTGGTGCAGCATTAAAGGTTGCTGGTGGTATTTCTAAATTAAAAGGTTTGTCAACGATGACTAAACTAAGCTCGCTTCCTACCAGAACATCAAAAGGAGCGGAGTTAGTTAAAAGAGCAGGTTACTTTGGAGGAATTGGTGGTATCACAGATTTAGCTGTATCAACTCCAGGAAGCATAGAAACTTTATCTGAGAATTTAGGACTCGTAGAAAAAACTAGCCTAGAAGGATTAGAAGGAAGAGAAAGAGCTGCTGAATTATTAAAAGCAAAAATAAAATTTGGAGCCGAAGGTACTGTACTTGGAGCAGGTGTAACTTTACTACCAACTGCTGGAATGCTTGGTGTAAAATACGGTTTATTGCCTGCATCAAAGGCTGTGGGTTATGTAGGTGGTAAAATGTTAAGAGCAGTAGATGCACCCGTAACTCAGTTTTCTAAAATGATTGGAGGAACTAAGTTTGGAGACGATGTTAGTTCTATACAAAAAGCAATTTCAAAGACGGGTGGTTTAATTGATAAAGGCATGGCAAAAACAGGTCTACCTGATAACAAAGACTTTAGATTTTTACCCGCAGAAGGTGGATTTAAAAACACGGTATTAAAAGCCGTACAAAGATTTCAAGATCAGTTTACAACAGCAGGAGCTGTATCTCCTGAAATTAAAGGAGTTCAGACAAAAGTTTTAAATCAAATATCTGCTGAGAAAAAAACAGTAGAAAGACTATCTGATCAAATTCTAGAAAAACAGGCGGATCTTGTAAAAGAATATAAGTTTAAACTTTTTGATAAAGGTCAATCAGATAACATTATTCAATATGAAAATAACAAGGTAATGAATTTTCTAAAATCTTATAAAGGAAGTTCTGCGTACAAAACATATTTAAATGAAATTAATCCTGAATTAAGAGGAAAGGTTTTAGAGCTTAGAAACATCATAGATAAACAAAGAGCTAGATATAAAAACTTTCTAGAAGAGACTTATGCAGATAATGATCCTTTTGTTCAAGACTTTAGTTTTTTTGCAAGTCAAAGATTAGGCGCATTTAAAAACCCTAAATTTAAATTTGATCCTACAAGAGAGAAAAAAGCTGTTGCTTTTTTTAAAGAAAGATTGAAAAAAAATCCTGAAGTACGGGGTGATATAGCGAAGATTGCTAAACAAAAGAAGATTACATTTGATAAAGCATTAGATGACGCAGCTAAAAATGAAACGCTAAGTTTAAAAAACTTAGTTGTAAATTCAAACGCACAGGTACAAACAATATTTAAAAAAGTAGCTGATAGAACTGGTGTTAATTTAAAAGAAGGGGAAACCTTTGATGATAGAATAACAGATTTATTTTCAAAAGAAAAAGATGCTTATGTTGTTAAAAACGGAAAGAAAACTGACGTTGTAACATCTGATTTTAAATCAGCTGCATTAGATACTGTGATTAATCAATCAGAAAGAATGTACGGTAGAAGAGCCTTTGATTATATTTTAAAAGATGGACTAGACAAAGGTTTTGTTTTTACAGAAGCAGGTGCAGCTTTACGTGGTTTAGACACTTCTAAACTAACAAAAATAGTACAGCCAAAAGGTAATATACCTGATGACTTAGCAACAAGTGAGTTATTTAATGGTAATTTTTATACTAATAAAGAAGTAGCAAACGCTATCATTGGTGCAGAAGAAGCTTTAGGTAGTTTATACAACTTGCCTTTTTATAAAGGTATTATGCAACTTAAGGCTGGAGCTCAGATTGCAAAAACAATTTTATCTCCAATGACTCAAATCAGAAACTTTACAACTGCTGCTTTCTTTCCGCTAGCAAGCGGTATTTTGGGAGGACGAGCAAAGTTTTCCGATGCGTTTAAAATTGTAGCAGATGATATATTTAGAGGAGCTACATCTAATGCCGATAAAATTGCACGTGTAGAAAATTTAATTTCAAGAGGTGTCATTGATCAAAACATTCAGGTTCAAGAGATTAAAAAGATTTTAGACAAAGCACAGCGCGGTGGTTTAAATTTTAACACTGCTATGGAGTCTAAAATAATGAGAAAGCTAACAGATGTTTATCAAGGTTCAGATAACATTTATAAAATTTATGCAGATGATTTTTATCAAGGTGCTTTGAAACAAGCTTTTGGAGTTGATCCAAAAACATTTAGAGATTTGCCTAAGGCTAGAAGAGTTGTACAAGAAAAGAAGTTTATGGATCAAGTAAAAGATTGGTACAGAACAGTTGCTAAAGAAGAGTTTGTAGAAACCAACGTTTTGACTGGTGGAAAGAAAACTCCAGAAGAAGCATTAGAAGAAATCTCTGCATACCTAACAACAAATACTATTCCTACGTATAGTAAAGTCCCTGAAATTATTAAAAATATTCGTAACTTACCTTTTGGTAACTTCATCGCATTTCCTGCGGAAATATTAAGAACTACTTCTAATATTATTTCTTTAGGTGCAAGAGAGCTTACAAGCTCTAATCCATTCATAAGACAAATGGGTGCAAGAAGATTAATTGGTGTTACAACAGTATTAGGTGGAATTGGAAAAGTTGTTCAAGAAACAGCAGAATATGTAACCGGTGTAGATCCTGAAACTATGGACGCATTTCAAAGATCGTTTGCACCGACCTATCAACAAAACTCTACATTGATACCTTTAACAGCTCCTGATAAAGATGGTAAATTTAAATACTATAATTTCTCATACTCAAACCCGTATGATTCTTTAATTACTCCGGTTAATGCAATTTTAGGCGCATACCAAGACGGTAGATTAAATCAAGATACCGAAGGTACAATTGTAATGAATGCATTGTTTGGTGGTATTCTTGGAGGTGATGGTAGAAGAGGAGCTGTCACAGAATTTTTATCTCCGTTTGTATCAGAATCAATCGGTACAGAAAGAGCTGTGGATGTAACTTTACGAAGAGGTAAAACAGTTGATGGCAAACAAATTTTCTTTGAACAAGATAGTCCAAGTGTAAAAATTTCAAAGTCATTAGAACATGTGTTGGGTGGTCTGACACCAGGAGCAGTGACCTCAGCACAAAGAGTTTGGGATGGAGCCTCAGGTCAGTTTACTGATTATGGAACTGTCAGAGATGGGTATACAGAATTAGCCGCTCTTTTATCTGGGGTTCGTGTAGAAGAAGCAAAACCATTAGCTAGTATGCCTTTTATAATTACTTCATACAACAGAGACAAAAGAAGTATTGCAAGAGAGTTTGGTGCAAGAGCCTATAGTGCAAGGACTTCTCCAGAAGAAAAACTAGGTGCGTTTAAAGAGTATGTTTTAGACAACTTTAAAAATCAAAAAGCAATGTACACAACTCTTCAGGATGCAAAACAGCTTGGCATTGATGAGGATCTACTAGACGATGAATTTAAGAAAAGAAGAATGACTCGAACAGAGAGAAAAACCTTAATGGACGGTGAATTCAAGGCTCCAACATTTAGTAAAAAAGCTTTTGAGACCTTAGCAGAAAGAGCTTCGAGAGAAGATCCTTTTGCTGCAGCTAGACTAGAGCGTGAGAGTGAAACAGTACAAGAAATTTTCGAAGAGATGCAAGATGCTGTTAGAGAATTTGATTTAAGAAGACCATTAGAAGAACTAGATGATTACTTAGAACAAATATTATCTCCACCGACTCAAAGAGTGAGAGCACAAGGAAGACCTACTCCTTTTGATCCAGCTCCTAGCCTACCTTCTAATATCTCAGGACAACCAGTTAGTCCTGGCATTGTATCACTTGGCCAAAGATTTTTGGGTGTGGGTGGACAACAAAATGTACTTAGAGACGTAGAAACAGATAAATTGCTAGGTGTACGATAATCGCTATTTTGGCTATTTTTGGCCAAAAAAATCCTTTCTGAGAAGCCCCAGAATTAACGAAATGACCCTTTTAGGTACCTGAGTACCTCCAAAATTTAGGCTAAATCCAGTCTTTTAGCTCTTCACCCATGATTTGAGATGCAATATCAATTTTCTTACGAAGTGCTTTCACAATCTTCTCATCAACAGTTTTTTCTGCAATGATATCTACATAAGTCATTTTTCTTTTTTGACCTGCACGATTTATTCTAGCTTCAGACTGAGTTCTTTTTTCTAAGTCATAACCATTAGAATAATACACCATAGTGTTAGCTTCAGTTAATGTAATACCGTAGCCACCAGTTTGCGGAGTACCAATTAAAAATCTAACCGGACTGTTTGGGTCTTGAATCTTTTTAATATTATCTTGTCTTTCATCCTGAGGCGTATCACCATAATAAGTAACATACGAATTTTTACCAAACTTCTTATCTACAGCCTTGATGATTGCTTTAATATCGTAGCGATAGTGAGCCCAGATAATAGCTTTGTTTTCAACTTCTTCTAATACATCTAGTAAGGTAGAGAGTCGTTCGTTTTTAATTTCCTTAATCGTTCCATCATCAGCAGTAAAGTGACCACAAGTGATTTGGTGAAGTCTCATGATTTGAGTCAAAGCAGTTGCAGTTGTCATGAGTTTATCATCCATAAATGCAAGTGCAGCTGATTTCATTTGTTTGTATATTTTCTGTTGTTCATCAGATAACTGAATAATTCTTTTTGTGTAAGTATAGTCAGGTAAATCTAAACAATCTTCTTTTAATACACGATAAGAAAACGGTTCAAGTTTCTTGGATAGTTCACTTAGGTTTTTGTAACCAGCAACGATTTGAACAGAACGTCCACCGAAGTTTGCAGTTTTCATATGTGCATATCGTGTTCTAAAAGAGTAGTATGAATCATGGCCCAATAACCACGGATCAAGGAACTCACATTGTTTAAATAAATCTAATGGTGATTTAGTTACAGGTGAACCAGTTAAGATTCTTCTGTATTTAGCTTGGGTACCCATATCAACAATACTTTTAGAACGTTTTGCGTCTGGGTTTTTAATGGTTGTAGACTCATCAATAGCCATCAAAGTGCTGTGGCTATTTAAAAATCTGTAAGCAAAATCCACACCTTTTTTAGTTGAAAAAGCTTCAACATTCATAACTAAAATATGTAAGTCATGACCGGGTTGGAATAATGTTTTTAGTAAATTTTGTTGTTTTTGTGAATTTGAAGGCGTCCATAATACCATATTTTTTTCAATATGGTCAGGCATATGTGTAGGTATTTCTGAATTAAACCAGTTGGAATACACACCCTTTGGTGCTATAATTAGCGCTCCGTTTATTTTACCTTTATCATAAAGCATAGAGATATTATCAATCAATACCTTAGATTTACCCGTACCCATTTCCATAAAATACGCGTATACTTCCTTATTCCAGGACTTTTCAAGAGCAGTTATTTGATGCTCATATGGCTTAGTTTTAAATTTATAGTTCATAGTTTTTTAACCTTTACTTCTTTCTAAAAAAACATATATAAACTCTAAAGGAAAATGTCAAGAAAGAATCATGGCTAAAGTTTACGTATTACAAGAATTACCTGGAACTAGATCCGGTAGACCAAAATTTAATATTATAGGCGCATCAAAATATGGTGAGCTAAAAGTTTTATTACCAGAACATTCACAAATTATTTTATCACCTGGACCATTAATTTTTAAATTAAGACAACTATTAAAAGATTATACTCCAGAAGATTATTTACTACTTACAGGCGATCCTGCTATCATAGGAGTAGCATGTTCTGTAGTTTCAGACTTAACAAATGGGCAATATAAATTTTTAAAATGGGATAGGCAAGAAGCTACTTATTATCCTGTGGAAATAAATTTATATGAGAAAGGTAACATTGAGGCTTGACATAGGACATTACTTGATTATATTACAAGAAACTTTAACGAAAGAGATAAAGAAATGAGCACAATAGACTTTGAACAAGATCAGTCAGATGCACTGGTTCAAGATAATGATTATAAATCATTGTCAGAACAAGTTGTTAAACTTAGAGATCTGGAAGATCAAGTTCTCGTTGCAGAAGAAAAGTTAAAACAATTAAAAAAGAAGGCAGCTGTTATTTCAGAAGATGTCATCCCAACTATGATGAGAGAAATGAATTTGTCTACTTTAAAACTCGCAGACGGTTCAGCTGTTGAAGTTAAACCGGTCTACGGAGCTTCTATTCCTACAGATAAAAAGGAAGAAGCTTATAACTGGCTTCGTAACAATGACCTAGGTGACCTTATTAAAAATGAGGTTACTGTTTCCTTTGGTCGTAACGAAGACGCTGAGGCGCAGCAATATGCTGTGCTCGCGCAGGGACAAGGCTACGAACCTAGCCAGAAGTTAAAGGTCGAGCCGAGTACCCTTAGAGCATTGGTCAGGGAGCGTATCGAGTCTGGCAAAGATATGCCCTCTGATCTATTTAACGTGTTCGCAGGAAGCCGAACCAAAATAACAAGGAAATAATAACCATGAGCAAAGAACCAATAAAAAAGAAAAATGGATCAGCTGTTGTGGAAAAGCAAGAAGCAGGCGCATTAGCCGTTTCTTTCTTAGAACAAGATGCAGATAAAGGTCTAGGAGTGTTAGGTCAGGATGATTTAGCATTACCATTTTTAAAAATCCTAGGCCAACTATCACCTGAAGTTAACAAGAGGGATGGTAAGTATGTTGAAGGTGCAGAACCTGGCATGATTTACAACTCTGTTACGAATGAATTAGTTGATGGTGAAAAAGGACTGAACATCATTCCTTGTCATTACAAGTTAGAATACATTGAATGGCAAGATAGAGGTGAAGGCCTTGGAGCACCAGTAAACATTTATCCGTCTTCAAGTGATATCATGACTAAAACACAAAGAGGTGCAGATTATAAGGATAGATTACCTAATGGTAACTATATTGAAAGGACTGCTTCTCACTTTGTTTTATCATTAACTAATTCACCATCTACTGCTTTGATTGCCATGAAATCAACGCAATTAAAGATTAGTAGAAAGTGGAATAGTATGATGGCAAGTATAAAGTTAAAAGGTAAGAATGGATTTTTTACTCCAGCTGCCTTCAGTCACATATACAATCTTAAGACTGTCCAACAATCCAATGACAAAGGAACTTGGTTTGGTTGGGAAGTTTCAAAGGTTGGTCCAGTAACTGATCAAACTATATACAACCAAGCAAAAGCTTTTGCTGAGTCAGTTTCTAAAGGTGAAGTGAATGTACAGCACGGTAATTCACAAAAAACCGAAGAGACAAAAAACGAAGCACACTTTTAATTAAATAGTAGGAGCCCTGTCCAACAGCAGGGCTCCTTATTAATGGGCATGGAAGAAAAATTTATACAGATATTTACAGGACTAAAGCGTAATTACGGTCGGGCCGATTTTACTCAAGCAAAATTAGATCCTAAGAAAAATAAACTAAAACCAATTTATATATGGACTAATCAACCTGTTAAAGACAAAGATTATTTAGATCACTTAGAAGGTAAGAAATCAATAGGTATACAACCATGCACGGACGAAGCCTTAGCACAGTTTGGTGCAATTGATATTGATCCAAAAGACTACAAAGATTTTTCACCTAAAAAATATTACGATATTATTTTAAAATATAACTTACCGTTAGTACCAGTTAAATCTAAATCAGGTGGACTTCATCTATATTTATTTTTGGATAAACCAGCTGAAGCACAATTTGTTAGAGAGTTCTTAGAAAAATTATTAATGACGCTTACCTTGAAACCAGATAATGAAGTTTTTCCAGAACAAACAGAACTAGGAGAAGATCCTGACGGTGAGTTAATTAACGGTAAGTTTTTAAATCTACCTTACTACGGTAAAAAAGAAAGAATTGCTGTTAACCCACAAGACGGAAAAGAATATACATTTGAACAGTTTATACAGATCGTAGAAGCAAACACATATTCTAAAGAATACCTGAATGATTTTATTTCTATACATGTAAAAGAATTACTAACAGGTGGTGATGAAGAATTTTCAGATGGTCCTCCATGTTTACAAATGATGACCAAAGAAAAACTTACAGATGGTAGAGATAGGTTTTTATATAACTACTATGTGTTTGCTAAAAAGAAATACCCAGATGATTGGGAAGATAGAGTTTTAAAAGCAGCAAGAAGATACTTTCATGAAGATTATCAGTATTCAGATGCAGAAATTAAAAAGAAGTTTCCTTCTTGGAAAAAGGATTCTAGAAAAACTGGATACACATGTACAAAAGAACCTATTAATCAATTTTGTTTGAGAGCCGAATGTAGAAAAAGAAAACATGGTTTTGCAACATCTAAACTAAATGAGTTTCCTAAAATGGAAAACCTAGAACAAATAGATTATTTTCCTGAACCAGAATATACTTTCACTGCAGTCTTACCAAGTGGTAAACGTAAAGAGGTTAGAGTGCCTAACACAAAAACATTCTATGTTCAGGTAGATTTCTTTTCTATTCTTACAAAAGCAACTGGAACATATTTACCAAAGTTAAGTCCAAATGAATTTTCAGAAGTTGTTAGCAGTTTGTTTCCGCCAAAGAAAATACATCCTGCACCAACAGGCACAAGTCCTCAGGAAGAATTAGTTGAAATGGTGAGAAGATATTTAGCTGGGCCTCAAGCTAAAAATAATAATTCATTTAGATCCGGAGCTTATTTCTTAGAAGAGGAGATTGCATACATTGCATATGGACCTATGTATGAAGAGTTTACATCACAAGGTTGGAAAATTAAAAAAGATAGAACAGCACAGATGATGAAAAATTTATTAAAGGCTGAGTTTGGAGTTAAGAAAAGGTATCCATCTAAGAAAGGACAAAAAGAATACAACAAACCTATTTCGTGTGTGAAGTTTGAAGCAAAGGAATTCGTTGATGATGAGGATGAAGTAGAAGCAGTAGAATTTAAGGGGGCAGATGACATCTATTAAAAAAATATTCGGTCCACCAGGAACAGGAAAGACTACAACCTTACTAAATAAGGTAGAAGAATATCTGAAAAAAGGTAATAAAATCAATAACTTAGGCTATTTTGCATTTACAAAAAAGGCAGCCAAACATGCAAAAGAAACTTTGTTGTCTAGAGATCTTGGTCTCAAAGAAAAAGAATTAAAAAATTTTCAGACTCTACACTCCTTTGCATTTCACAGTTTAGGTCTATCAGAAGAATTAATTATGCAACCAGAACATTACGAGATCATCGGAAAAGAATTAGGTATTCGAATTAAAGAAGACTCGGATGGAAATTGTTATTTAAAATTTAATAATGAGTATTTTAATTTAATTAACTCAGCGAGAGTTAAAGATATTTCTGTAGAAGAAGAGTTTCATTCTAATAACTGGAGTCGTGATATTGATTTAACTACTTTAAAATCTATTAATCAAACAATTGAAAACTACAAGAAAGCTTACAACTTAAAAGACTACAATGACATGATTAATGATTTTATAAAAAAGAAAGATGATTGTAGAAACTTTGATATTATTTTTATTGATGAAGCTCAGGACTTATCTCCAATTCAATGGAAGATGTTTGATGTGTTAAAGGAAAGATGTAACGAAATCTATTTAGCAGGAGATGATGACCAAGCCATTTTTGCATGGGCAGGTGCAGATGTAGATCGTTTCATTAATCAGCCTGGAGAACATATCATTCTTGATCAATCACGCAGGATTCCTGTTGCAGTTCAGGAGTGTGCTGAAAATATTTTAGAGAACATCTCTACTAGAGTAAATAAAAAATACACACCAACCACGGACCAGGGATCTGTGGAGAAAATAAGATCATTAGATTATGTAGATTTAGATTCAGGCAATTGGTTGATTCTAACAAGAGTACTTTACCGATCCGATGAAATTGCACATTTCCTGAAGACAAGAGGTGTTTATTTTAAAACGAGATACGGAAAAAGTTTTAATTCAAAATTATATAAGGCTGTTTTGAATTATATGTTGTTACAAAAAGGAGAGAAGATAACCAGTGCAGATGCAAAAGATATTGTTGGATTCATTAAAGATGATTTACAAGTAAAAGATGGAGAGGTTTCTGCTGCTGATTTAGATATAGATTTTCAACAACAATGGTTTGAAGTATTTGATAATGCAAAAAATATAGACATTGAATACATCCGACGTTTACGAGAGAAGGGTTTTAACCTAGGAGAAGAACCAAAAGTTGAAGTCTCAACCATCCATGCAGCCAAAGGTGGTGAATGTGACAATGTTATTTTAGTTTTAGATAATACAAAAAAAATTAGAAAAAATATAAAATTTTCTCAAGAAAAGGAGGACGAGGAGCATAGAGTATGGTATGTAGGAACTACTAGAACGAAAGAAAATTTATATTTTCTACAAGCGAAAAAAGAGATTAATGGATACAGAATTTAGAGGTTACAAGTTGTCATCGGGCTTTGGATTTGACGGGTTAGTGGTAGGATCCGGAAAAAGTTGTTTTAGTGGAAGCCTGGATGACTACCTTATCATATTTACGCTAAAGCAACATCTACCACATAACAAAGGAGATAAACATGACAAATAAAGATTTCTTTAGACAAGAAGCAAAAGAAAGACAAGAAGGCGGTGATCATTATAAAATTAAAATTCAACCCTTTGATTTTATCATGGACAACAATCTTAATTTTTTTCAAGGCAACGTGATTAAATATGTTGTGAGATATTTAAAGAAAAACAAAATAGAAGATCTAAATAAAATTATTCATTATTGTGAATTAGAAATAGATAGACTGAGAAAGGAATGGGACCATGAAGTTTGATGAAGAGTTTTCATTTTTAGTTTATGT